GAGCTGTTGGTTCCAACTACCATCTATGCTCGTCTGATCCAGCACCTGTTGGATGAAGTTCCTATCCTAGGCATGGCACACATCACAGGTGGAGGACTGCCTGAGAACCTCCCACGATGCCTTCCAAAGGGTCTTACAGTTGATGTTGATTACGATGCTTGGGAACGACCAGAACTCTTCACCAAGATTCAGCAGGCTGGAGACATTGCTGAGGAAGAGATGCGTAATGTATTCAACTGTGGTATTGGATTCTGTTTAGTTGTGCCACCAGATGTAGCAGAACTAACTCAGACCTTGATTTCTGACACACCGTATGGTATGATGTCTTGGGTTATTGGAATTGTTAAAGATAAATGAATAAATATCCTGAATATGATTTGCCATTCAATTCCTTTATTGGTGGATGGACAATTCCTCCAGACGTTTGTGATGATGTTGTTGACTTTTTTAATACCACAACAGAATTGGAAAAACTTCCTGGTGTAGTTTCTGGTAATCGTGTTGATCCAGATATTAAAGACTCTACCGATCTTTGTGTTCCCGCATTTTGTTCTATTACAAATGTGAAATGGAAAAATTATTTCAATACTTTAATTGAAGTGGTTGATGCTTATCTGGATAAATATGCTGAAGCAATGCCCAACTCTAAAATTGGTTTTAGAGAAGGACATAACATTCAGCACTATAAGAAAGGTGGTGGGTATAAAATTTACCACAGTGAAAGATCTATCATGGATCCAGTACAACTCTGTAGACACCTCGTTTATATGACATACTTAAATGATGTTGAATCTGGAGGAGAAACAGAATTTTTATATCAAAATTTAAAAATTAAACCACAAAAAGGTTTGACTTTAATTTGGCCTACAGATTGGACACATACTCATAGAGGAATTCCTTCAATGGAAGAAGAAAAAATGATCGTTACCGGATGGGTTCATTACTTACATTAAAAATTATGAAAATTAAAATTTATTCTACTCCCGGATGTTTCTACTGCACAAAGTTAAAGGAACTATTTGAACGTGCGAACATCACTGATTATGATGAGCAGATATGTGCTAGCGGAGACGAGGTTCGTGTAGATTATCCAGAAGCAAGTTCATTTCCTCATGTTATTATAGATGGAAAGGAAATTGGTGGTCTGGTAGAGACTGCTAAATTTTTCGTAGAAAAGAATTTAGTATCTTCTAATAAAAAGTGAAAGATCTTAAAATAAATAGAGGCATAGAACTCATGCTTCGGGGGGCGAAGGAGGAAAAGGAAGAAGCGAAACCCCCATCAAAAGGTATCGCTATCACTAGGTTTTTTACCCTACTAAAGCGAAGAGTCTATTTCAACTTTGAACTTTTGTGGGACAGCAAGCAAATTTAATTTGGAGTTGAACCAATGACGCAAGCAACCATTGTTTATTTCTCAGCAACTGTTTCCTTTATATTTTTATGTGTTGGTGTGATTGCTGGGTGGACAGCAAACGAAAAACTCCATGAATACATGTATCGTATGCAAGAAGATAACATTCATCCAGAAATGTTAGATGGAGACGGTCAATGGATCAACGAAGAACTTCTATCAGTTCGCTTTGTAGATGAAGAGGAACTTGAAGAAGAATAAATACACTTATGATATTAATTAGGTCATGCAACTATTACTGAATGAAGTGCTGCAAAAAATAAGCAACGCTAAGACTAAGGCACAAAAAATTAAACTTTTGGTGGAGCATAACTCTCCAGCACTCAGGCAAATTCTAATTGCCAACTTTGATGAGAGCATTATTTCTATGCTTCCTGATGGTGATGTTCCTTATGAAAAGAATGAAGCACCTGAAGAGACAGAGCATACGAAACTAGTTCATGAGTATCGTAAACTCTATCTCTTCTTTAAAGGTGGAGCGAATGTATCGCAAAGTCGTCGTGAAACCTTATTCATTCAACTCCTTGAAGGTCTCCATCAAGGAGAAGCAGAAGTGCTATGTCTAATGAAAGACAAAAAGATCGGTAAGCGTTGGAAGATCACAAAGCAATGTGTTGAAGAAGCGTATCCCCAAATTCAATGGGGAGGTCGCTCTTGAACTTACTTCATGAAAATTGTGATCCTGAATTAGCAAAAGATACATCACTACCATGTACTGCTTACATCATTGAGTATAGTGTTGAAGGTGGTGTTCAACATGACATTGTTATATCTGCCAAGAAATCAGAGATATTTGATTACTACTGGGATAAGTATCATAGTGTGATTAGTATGAAACAAACAGAGGGTAGAGCTAATCCTAAACTCTGGCAAAATCCTAACAAGAAAAGCAAATGAGTGCAAATCAAAAAGGTAACTGGTGTATTTTTTATCGTAAACTATCCGACCCTCTAGTTTGGCATACGATGAAGACGTGGAGGAAGGATGGCATTCTTGTATCTGCTAAAACTTATAATGATGTGTACAAGTTTAGTAAATATAAAGAAGCATTTGACTTTGCTAAGAATTTAATCACGGGTGCTGGCACTGTTCCTGTCTATGACGCACAAGTAAAGAGAGTTTGCCATGCTAGAGGAGAGGCATTTTATCTCTCTGGAAACTGAATCAGACTGCTTGCCGCCATAAATAAAGTATGGTATAATTACCATACGTTCATCCCACTCTTGGGTGGGACGCAAGTAAGTCGCGGAACGGAGCCGTTCATCCCATGTTAGAACTATTATTCTATTCATCACTCACCTGCCAACAAGCTGATACAATCATGCTTAAGATGAAAGCAAACGAGAAAATCTCTGATGCTTTTAAGGTAGAGTTGATAGAGACCGTAAAGGAATCTACCCCTGAGTGTATCTGGGACGCACACGACTGAAGGAACGGGGATTAAAAACCCTAACTTCAGGAGACTGACAAATGAACACACTAAACATGATCAAGAAGCAGATCAACAAAGCATCTGCCCTTCACGACGCACAGATTACACACACTTCATACCGTGGTGTTGAGTATACTACACGTTGTGTCGAATTAAAGGAACCCCACGGCACATTCTGTTATCGTGGTCGTACCTACAGTAAGTGAGTTACTTGTAAACTTGTAAAAGAAGGGTTAACGCCCTTCTTTTTTTGTGCTTATTTATTTTTGAGCATATTTACGGATGCTAAAATGTGAGGAAACCCTTATAATTAGTTATAGAAATGAGGACTAGTGATGTAAGAAATAACTCTTCGTTATGATGTAGTTTTATTCTATACTAAGGAGGTGTATCATGCATAATCTAATACCATTCAATCAACTACATGAGTGGAGAAATTTTGAATCATCTGTAAAACAATCACAAGAGGAACTAGAAACAATTAATGAATACTATGAATGCTTAATTGAATGTCGAGAAGGTCAGTCATTATGTAAACGTATTTGTAGGAGGATCTTAGCATAACATCATCACGGAGGGTTGCGACCCTCCTTTTTTTGTGCTATGATGTGTTGATATTACCCATAAATATATGGACATAGAGTCTGACTGGAGATACAGTGACGAACGTATGAGTCTTCGCGCAGATGTGTTTATTAAATTGAAACACTACTTGAAATTAAAAACAGGAAAGCATCTGTATGAATTCTGTCACCACTGGGTATCCCAAGGCAATAAATCAACAGAGGGTGCTGAAGAAGCATTCCTTCAATACTTAGAGGAGGTAACCCATTGAGGTTCAAGGACACAATTAAAGTAGCAAAGAAAGCGATTAAGCTTGCGGATAAGAATCCGATGATGTATACTGATGAAGAGATCCATTACATGCGACTGCAGTTACGTGCTGCGAAGTTAGGTCTCAAGAAAAAACGTGAAATGATGAGCAAAGGATTCAAGAATGAAGCAACAACATGGGTCAGTCCGTCTAGTTTCTATCACCCCAGAAGCGGAGAAGATGATGGGGTACGTAGCGAGGGTGAGCAACCCGAACAACCAGGACAACCCGAAAGTATCGGGACTCCTTAGTTATTGTATCAAGCACAATCACTGGTCTGTATTTGAACAAGCGTTCATGACACTGGAGATTGAAACTAATCGGGGAATCGCAGCTCAGATCCTGAGGCATAGATCGTTCACATTCCAAGAGTTTTCTCAGCGGTATGCTGATAGTTCTATGTTGACTGATAAGATTCCTCTACCTAATTTGCGTCGTCAAGATACAAAGAACCGTCAGAATAGTATTGATGATGTAGATCCTTTTGTTAAGCAGGAACTTGAGATTGCTATCGAGCGTCACTTTGATTCTGCTATGGATCTATATCAGCATATGCTTTCTGTAGGGATTGCAAAGGAATGTTCGCGTTTTGTGCTTCCTTTAGCAATTCCCACCAAAATTTACATGAGCGGATCAGTTCGATCATGGATGCATTATATCGATCTGCGTTCTGCTCATGGAACACAGAAAGAACACATGGATATCGCTCAACAATGTCGCGATGTATTTGTAAAAGAATTACCTATTTGTGCTGAAGCACTGGAGTGGTCATGAAACTATTAACGTTAGAAGATTATGAATTAGCAGGTCAAACATTTTGGCCTAAGTATTGGTACGTTGCCAAAGAACTTGGTGAGGATGCCAAACCTGAGCAAGTCATTAAAGTTATGGAAGCAATTGGTGGTGTTGCACTGAAGCTAGCACTCGAAGAAAAGGGAGCAGGTCCATTTGGATTTAATAAAGTAAAGGAGGGAGACGATGGCGACTTACCCAGTGATTAACAAAGAAACTGGTGAACAAAAAGAAGTAAGACTTAGTGTTCATGAGTGGAGTCAGTGGAAAGATGACAATCCAGAATGGGATAGAGATTGGAGTGATCCATCTACATGCCCTGCCTCTGGTGAAGTAGGTGACTGGAGAGACAAGATGAGTAGAACACATCCTGGTTTTCATGATATAATGAAGAATAAGATTGCTCCTAAGGCACCAAGAAACAGAACCATCACACAAAAGTATAACTGACATGCCAGCTAGAAAGAAGACTACTAAAGCACCTGGACAAGGTATGAATGCGAAGCAGAGGAAGCGTCGTAAACCCATTGATGAAGCATACATGGTTCCAGTCGAACCTCTTACTCACAATCAACAAATCATGTTTGATGAGTGGGACAAAGGTAAGATGATCTATGCCTATGGTGTAGCAGGAACTGGTAAAACTTATGTTGCTCTTTATAAAGCACTTAAGGATGTACTCAATGAGTATACACCTTTTGAAAAGATCTATATTGTTCGCTCTCTTGTCGCTACTAGGGAGATTGGTTTCCTTCCTGGAGACCATGAGGATAAGTCTTCTCTCTATCAGATACCATATAAGAACATGGTTCAATCCATGTTTGAGATGCCTGACGATGCATCATATGAAATGCTCTATGATAACCTGAAGGCACAGGAAACTATCTCCTTCTGGTCTACTAGTTTCATACGTGGCACTACACTAGACAATGCTATCGTTATCATTGATGAGTGTCAGAACCTAAACTTCCACGAACTTGATTCAATCATCACTCGTGTGGGACAAGACAGTAAGATCATTTTCTGTGGAGACGCAGCACAAACTGACCTTCAAAAGATCTCTGAACGTTCAGGTATCCTAGACTTCCAACGCATCCTACAAAACATGGATGAGTTCTCACTGGTTGAGTTTGGTGTGGATGATATCGTTCGCTCTGGTCTCGTCAAATCTTACATCATCAACAAAATTAATCTAGGTCTATGAAACTGTTCAATCATGTGGGACTAGATCCTATTGAAATGTCTGCTGAAATGGTGGGGGGCAAACGTGTTTATCTTACACCAACAGGACATCACTATCCATCTGTCACCACTGTGATTGGCAACAACGCAGCAAAGAAAGCAGGCATTGCTAAGTGGCGAGCTCGTGTTGGCGAGAAGGCAGCAAATGCTAAGACAACTCGTGCTACTGGTCGTGGCACAAAGTATCACTCTATTGCTGAAGACTACTTTAATAATGATCTAGACCTGAAGAAGTATAAATCGCATCCACTTCCTGTACTAATGTTCCATCATAGTCGCCCTGATTTGGACCGTATAAATAATATTTACTTACAAGAAGCGGCGCTCTACTCTAAACATTTAGAGATTGCAGGGCGAGTAGATTGTATCGCTGAGTTTGACGGTGTGTTGTCTATCATTGACTTCAAGACTGCTGCTGAACCAAAGCGTGAGAAATATCTTTACGATTACTTCGTTCAAGAAACTGCATACGCATGTATGCTACAAGAAAACTATGGGTTGAGTGTCAAACAACTCGTAACTATTGTTGCTTGTGAAAACGGAGAGACTCAAGTTAAGGTGCTTCCACCTAAGAAAGAATTCTTTATGAAACTAATGAGTTATATCTCGGAGTATCAAGAACAACATGGACAAGAAACAATTATTAGAGGATAAGTTTATGACTGCTGCGAGATTTTCGCAGGAGGTGGAGAAGATTGCTGTTAGTAATCCCGATATGAATTATATTGATTCGGTTATCCACTACTGTGAAGTGAATGAGATTGAACTAGATAGCATCAATAAGTTGATCAGCAAACCATTGAAGGAAAAACTCCGTCATGATGCTCAACAACTTAATTTTATGAAAAAAACAAGTCGTGCCAAATTAATGTTAGTATGAGCTTCTTTAAATCAGATATCATCCGAGGAGATATCCAAGAGATGATGGAACTTCAGCAGTATTGTTTTAGATCTGCTATGAACTTTGCTCTTCTCAATGAAGAACGTAAACTAGAATACTTTGATACTCTAGCAACTCTTATTGAAAAACAAAAAATCTTTCATGCTCGCATCAAGTTGAGTGACGATCCTGAAGCTGTCTCTGTTCTTGAGACGATGAAGCAAGGGGTTGTTATGCTGGGTGCTACACCTGGTACACCCATAGAGCAGATGTTTGATGAGTTGTTGGAGAAAGTTCAAATTCTCAAGACTCGTTTTGAAAATGGTGAGGGACCACCGGGTTGACACCCACCCCACCACCTGCTATAATAACTTCGTTGGGCAGCACAGTATTGAGCGTAAGACCCAACACGTAAACCAAATCCAATCCAATCCAAAAATCCTATGTCTTTTTCAGACCTTAAGCGTAAATCCCAGACAAACTTTGACTTCCTACAAAAGGAATTAGAGAAATCATCCAGCGGTAAGAACGTTGATGAACGTTTCTGGAAACCAGAGGTTGACGCTTCTGGAAATGGATACGCTGTTATCCGTTTCCTCCCTGCCCCTGATGGAGAGACTCTCCCTTGGGCAAAACTATACTCCCACGCCTTCCAAGGTATTGGTGGTTGGTATATTGAAAACTCTTTGACTACACTCAACGAAAACGATCCTGTTGGTGAAGTAAACCGCCGTCTCTGGAATAGCGGTGCTGATGAAGACAAAGAGACTGCTCGTAAGCAGAAGCGTAAGCTTCAATACTATAGCAACATCTATGTTGTGAAGGATCCTAAGCACCCTGAGAACGAAGGCAAAGTCTTCCTCTATAAGTATGGCAAGAAGATTCACGACAAGATCCTCGCTGCTATGCAACCTGAGTTCCAAGACGAGACACCTGTAAATGTCTTTGATCTTTGGGAAGGTGCTAACTTCAAACTGAAGATCAAGAAGGTCGCAGGATACTGGAACTACGATAGTTCTGAGTTTGATAATGTCTCTGCTCTGTCAGCTGATGATGATCAACTAGAAGCAATCTGGAAGCAAGAGAATTCCCTTGAAGCATTCACTCACAAGGATCAGTTCAAATCATATGCTGACCTTGAGAAGCGTCTGAATATGGTGCTTGGTATCACTCAACGCACTGCTGTTCCTACAGTAGACAGCGAAGAGTACGAACCAGTCGCTGCTACTGGTGGGTTCAACGACCCTGACATCACCCCTCAGTCATCGTTCCGTCAGCAGATGAATGCTCCCTCTCCTGTCAAGGAAGAAGCAATCGTTGAGGATGACGATGCACTGTCTTACTTCGCACGTCTTGCTGAGGAGTGATTAAGTTTCTCTGGAAAGGACTGAATCATCCAGTGACTTATCTAAACCTTTCGTTTGTTGGGTTTCTGTTGGTGATTCAGGTCGTTCATACTAAAGCACACCTTACTTTAGAAACAGATGTGCATGGTCATGCTTACAGAGTATTGAAAAAGAATCCAAAAATAGCAATACCTTCTTGCTACAAAATGGGTTTTTCAAAACGGTAAAACTGGAAAAATTTTTCCTGCTAATTTTTTGCTTGGAAAAGTCAACCAGTTTTCTTTAGACGCTGACTGATAAAGTTGGCGTCTTTTTTGTATAAATTTTGTCTTCTGAAATCATTAACAAATGATTCTAGATATGCAGGTTTCAGTAAAAAGATTTCTCTCTTCTTTTCATTCTCATTATTATACCACTCAGCAACGGTGACGGGACCACAAATCTCGTTGCCGTTTTTTGTTATGATAGCACCGTCAATGTTTAGTTTGTGTGTTGTATTGTAGAATGTCTCATCAACACGTTGACCCTTTTTGTATGGTCCAATCTCGTCTGTTTCATAGTGATGAATAGTTCCATACGGATCATCGTATTCTTTTTCTAGAATCTTATACATCTCATAGTTTGTCATTGGCCAATCATATTGGACGTTGACCATATTATTTGTCAAAACAATAATCCAATCATAGAATGGATCTCCGTATGCTTTTTCTGCTAAAGTATCTGGACGTTCGCCATCTTCAATTGAATACTTCTTAAAAATGATAGCATAAGAAAATACGTCATCGTTAATTCTGTATCTACGAAAGAAATTCTTAGCAGTTACAAAATCCGAATTTGAAAATGGATAACTAATTGGTTTCTCATCGTATGAGATGTTTGGAACAATTGAAAAATACATTTTATCTTATCTCTCCTCTTGCGATTTCTTCTGCGAATACAAGTTTTGTTTCTTGGAAACCTATTGACAATTCAATAGCAACCGGTTGACCTGGGAAATCATTATCTTTATATGTAGCGTAAGCTCCATCAGGAGTATAGTTTACATCAACACTAGTAATAGCACACATTTTATATCTAGGAAGAGCTTGGTGTTCTTTTGCTCCTCTCATGAAAGAAACTTGACATAAATTCGGAACACCTATAAAACCAGCACCAGTTCCTGAATTTTCAAATCCAAAAATTTCTCCTGGATTCTTGGTGGGGAGTGTACACATTTTAAATGTTTTACATATTTCATTGATAATGCCAGATTCTTCTGAATTTCTAGGAACTAACTTAAATTTAAGATTAAAAGTTCTCATGTCTATACTATCAAATAAAAGCTCCACGTTTGGATTTAAAATTGCTCCTGAAATACTACCAAAAATATCATTGTTTGATATATTGTCACCCGTTATCTTTGTAATTGCTTTTTGAAGAGCAGCAGAACCTGCCATTGGAAGTAATTTATTGAATGCATTTCCCGCTTCTTCCCCAAATTGTTTTAATTTATCCATACCCTCAGCGCCAGCAGATTTTAGTATCCCTGCTCCTATATTTGAGAATGCTTTTCCTCCCCAGTTTGCTTTAAATCCAGTAGAAACATCTTCCGGCATATACATTATGATTGTCTTGTATCCCTCGGCATCAGCAGATTTATATTCTTTTGACTGGTTGTAATTAAATACTTTAGAGTCAAAACCATCTGTTTTATTTACTTTTATTTTAGCATTTTTCCCAAATGGTGGTTGATATTTTTTAAATTTAAAAAGAACATAATCACCACTTTCATTTATATCTTTATTTGGGTATCGTAAAGAACCACTACCAGCAGCGGGCAATGATGTTGGTCCTATAATAGGTGTTAGTTTAGTTTGATTCTTTTGTTCGTTCGTATAAGATTGAACTTGATCATCGTTAGCAGGGACCCATTCTTTGCCTGTCCATCGATAGTAAGCATCATTTGTGCTTCCCATGCCACCAACAGCTCTAGTCTTTACAACCTGACCTACTGTATTACCTGGATCTGTCGGTTTTCCGGCAAAATTTGTCTTCAATGTTTCTGCCATTACTTAGACATCTCCTTAGACTGCTTGCTACCGTATCCTTTAATCATTCTTTGACCTGAGATTTTATCGTAGAATTTGTCATCGGTCTCTTCCCATACGATTTTTTTATCGATAGGAAAATCTCTTCCGTTAACATTTTTCACATAATCCTCGGTCGGCAAAAGAATAGCAGTGTCCCATTCATCTGCAGCAAGGTCAAGATATAATCCATCTACATGACTACTGAGATATTTATGGAAACATATCTTAGGTATGTCAACTCTGCCTTGCATCAATTTCTTTGTAACAATCAATCTTTTCTTTGGGGAGAGGTAGTGTAAGTTAGCACCCCAAAATTCATGCTTTCCTGGTGCTTTAAAACAATACACTAAAGGAAATCTATCATAGTAAGGCAACCACTTCATTTTTGCCTTATATTCAAACATATAAAGATGACCTGCTACTGCATATCTACGCAGTTCATTCTTATCTTGTTCTTTAACAGCACCAGCACGATCTTTCTTTTCGTCTAAGATGTACTTGTTAAAATTCTTTTTGTATTTACTTGCTTCTGCTTTTACTGCAGATCTATACCAAGTTAGAGATTTCTTTTCTCCTCCTGTAGCAGCACTTACTCTTTCAAATAATGTCTTATATCCTGGGTTCTTATTTGTATTATTACGTTGGACTGACGCAAATCCGGTTGCCATTTTAGACTCCTAAGTGATCTTCGGTTAGTATTAAGAAGTTCATCTGCCTGTCTTCACAATACTCTCGCGCAGCGGACCATTTAGTTTGGTTCTTTACATAAGTTAGTGCGGCATTACGATAGGCAGCAGTTTTTTTATTTTTCTCATTCGGTGGTTGAGTTTGCTTTTTGGGTTTGATCTCAATAATATACTTGGTAAGTTTGCCACTCTTTTCTTTTACTTTAATATAAAAGTCAGGGAAATATCGTCTTACCTTACCATCAGGTGCGCGATAGGGAATAATTATCTCTTCGCTACCCCATTCGATTATTGAGGGATTACTATCACAGAACACCATGAACTTACGTTCCCATAGCGACCTATAAACTATGTTTGAAGGATTGCCACGGTACTTAGTAGGATTTTTAGGTTTGTAAAATCCTGAGTACGCCATAAATATAGAAGGACCAACATAGGTATTTAGTGTGTCAATCAATAGATTCTTAAGCACAGTTGCAAAAAATGGCGGTATGTCATTTAGTAATAACTTTGTGGTTAGTTTTGAAGGACCTGCTGCGGCATATTTTAATTCAGAGGAAGTTGAATTTTTCTGTGATGAAGCACAATTACCAAATGTAAATACTGCTACTGGGACACAAAATGGTCTTTATGTTGGATTGGGATCTGTAGATTATCCCCATACCAGGGTCTTTACTGAATTTCAACTTTCTTTTATGTTGGATGCTAATTTGAATCTTTTGAAATCTTTGAATTTGTGGTATGGATCTATTTTTAATGAAACTGGTTTTATTGAAAGTGGAACTTATCTTGAAAATCGATCGACTAGACTAGCATATAAAGATGATTATGCTAGCACTATAAAAATTACTAAAACTGAATCTGGTCCAAATTCACCAACACAAAGAAAACCAATCACATATGTTATGGAGAAGGCATATCCATATGCCGTTGATGCTATCCCACTTCAGTTTGGATCTTCTCAAATTACTAAAGTTACTGCTCAGTTTAAATATCAGAGACACTACACTATTAATAGAGATATTACTGCGGTAACAGGAAAACCATTAGTACAAGAATTTAAAACCATTACTGGAAGGTCTATTTTATCAGAGGCACAAAGACAGACTGGTTTGGCAGATTTAAGAGGAGCTAATGGCGACGTAGCATAGCAAAATTGATTTTTCAATTCCATGAAAGTGGGAAAATTTTTCCTGCTCATTTTTGCTTAAAAAAGTCGCACTAAATATTAATATGATATGATCTGAACATAATGGCATTACCACAAGTTGTGCTTCCAACCTATGAGTTGGAAATTCCGTCTAATGGCAAAAAAATTAAATATCGTCCATTTGTCGTAAAAGAAGAAAAACTACTTCTTTTGGCATTAGAAACAAATGACGAAAAACAAATTGAAGAAGCTGTAAAAACTGCATTAAAAGGTTGTATTCAATCTAGAGTAAAAATTGAAAATTTAGCAATTTTTGATTTGGAGTATATTTTTCTTCAAATTCGCGCTGTGTCTGTAGGCGAAATTGTTGAAATGAAAGTAACTTGTAAAGATGATAATACAACAAAAGTTCAATATAATTTGAATTTGTCTGAGGTTAATGTTATCAAACCAGAAGGGCATAGTAATAAAATCATGCTATCTGATGATATGGGTGTAATCATGAAATATCCACAGTGGAATGATTTTATTACTGGATCAGTTATGGGACAGTCTCCATCTGCTGAAGGAATTATTGAAATCATTGCTGATTGTGTCGATCAAATATTTGATGCTGAAGGCGTATATGATAGTTCTACTACATCAAAAAAAGAATTTGTTCAATTTGTAGAAAATCTTACCAACACTCAATTTGAAAAAATTCAAGAATTCTTCCAATCTTGTCCTAGACTAGAGCACAAATTTACCGTAATCAATCCAAATACTGGAGAACCATCTGAATTTGTACTTACTGGATTATCCAATTTTTTCGGATAGCCCTCTTTCATAATACGCTAGAGGGATATTATAAAACTAATTTTTCTTTGATGCAGCATCATAAATATAATTTGAGTGAAATTGAAAACATGATACCATGGGAGCGTCAAGTTTACGTTAGTCTCTTGATGCAACACTTAGAACAAATCAAGCAAGCTCGCGAAGCAGCTAAACAATAATGGCACACGGATACCTATCATATCAAGACAACAGAGGTAATGTAGATTATCTTGGGGGAGTTATTGATGCTGTTAAAAAGTATCTGGATAATCGTGATAAGAAAGAAAAAACAGCGGATATGGTTGCCGCTAAAGTAAATATTTTAGATGAGCAAAAAACTTTATCTGGTGGTAAAACTAATTTATTGAGTGGTGGTGGGAATACTAACGTATCAGAAATTCCACTACAAAAAATGCTTGGTGGGAGTTCATTACAAAGATCACTCCCTGGTGCATCTGCTGTAAATCCTGATGTGGTTGGTGGTGCTGCTACACCTGGAGTTTCGCGAAGAAAAGGTATAACAGGAGAAGGTTATTTTGGCGACTCTATTGTAGATATTGGCGCTACGAATCTTGGTGTGGAGAGAGATCTTGGTGGTGGTGATATGTTCACCAAACGCCTTGATACTTTCGGTGATAGTGGTGGTGGATCTGAAGAAGTAGTTCAGGCAATTGACAGACTAACGTTTGTCACGATGAGTTTAGTTTCTGCTACTAAAGAGCAATCTAATCAGCAAAAAATGATCGCTGGGGCGCAGCGACAACAAACAGATAAATTAGCGAGAAAATCAAAAGCAGCTGCGGAAGAAAGTGCTCTTGAGAATGGTCAGGACCTTTCTAGTAATTCTGCTTATCAAGGTCTTTTACGTGCCGCTACCGGTGCTATGTCTGGGGCAGGAGGATCGTCAAGAGGCGGTGGTCCTGGTATGGGTATTGGCGGCAAAGTGCTGGCAAAAAATATGCTCAAGGGTGCTGCCAAAAGAGGTGCTGGCAGAACTGGTGCTAGGTTAGGTATTGCTCTTGGTGGCAAACTAGCAGGTGGTTTTGGTGCCAGAATGGGTGCCAAACTAGGAGCTCAATCAGTTGGTAAAGTGGCAGGTGGAGCACTTGCGAAGAGTTTAGGTAAAAAAATTCCATTAGTAGGATTAGGACTAGGTGCTATTTTCGCTGCTCAGAGAGCAATGCAAGGCGATTTCCTTGGTGCTGGTCTTGAATTAGCATCTGGAGCAGCATCTACTGTTCCTGGTATTGGAACTGCCGGGTCTGTTGGTATTGACGCTGCTTTGGCTGCTAGAGATATGGGAGTAGTCCCATTTGCCGAAGGTGGTATTATTTCTGATGCTACTCTTGGACTAGTTGGTGAAAAGGGTAAAGAAGGTGTTTTCCCACTTGAGGGTGCTGAAGGCAGAAAAACTTTCCTTAACTTTGGTGAAGGTATTTTAGACGCACAGTTTAAAAATAAAAGTAAATTCGCAAAACTTCAGGCACAAGGACTTTCTCAGTATTATGACAAACAAAATGGATGGGCAAACTTTGTCGATGCATTGAAAAATATATTGAAAAGTCTGATCCCTGGTGCTGGAGGTGCTGATAATATATGGAGCCGGTTATTAAGTTTTCTTCCCGGTGGCGGTGACCGTCGCGGCAACGGCGGCGGTGCAAAAGTCGGAAACGATCTTTTCTCTACTATTTCTGGGGGAGAAGGTGGAATTGATTCTTATAATACCGGTAGAGCTGGATCTCAGGCTGGATACACACCACCTAAAGCAATTTCTAAGATGACTGTTGGTCAAGTTATGGATGAGCAAGCAAAGGGAACGTTATTTGCTGTTGGTAAGTATCAAATTATCCCAGACACAATGAAAGGTTTTGTGAGTGGTGCGGGTATTAGTAGAGATGATATTTTTAACGAAGAAACTCAGGATAAATTTAAACAATATGTGATCGATCAAAAAAGACCATCTGTTGGAAACTACTTAAAAGGAGCAGAGGGTTCGTCTTTAGAAAAAGCACAGATGGCATTAGCAGCAGAATTTGCTTCTGTTGGTGTTCCTCGTGATATGAAGAAGGGTGAATATGCTAATGGAGTACCTGCAAGAGACATTAAAAAAGGTGAAAGTTTGTACGCTGATTATGGCGATGCTGGTAACGCAGCTTCAATTAGTCCAGAAGTTATTGCTAAAGCATTAGAAAAAGAGAAGGCGTTAAATAATAAACCAGACCCAACTCCAGACCCGCCAGATGGTGGTCCATTAACTCTAGATCCTAGTGAAATTCCTGGAGCAAATGCAACACCAGAACAAAAGGCTGAATATCAAAAAAAACTTGCTGCGATTGCAAAACGACAAGCAGCAGCATTCAAAGCGAAACAAGCAGCTGCCGCTACAACAGGTGGTGACTGGGCAAAATCATTACCAAGTCTGGGTGACCAGTCGTTTATTGATTTTGGTTCTGATAACCAGTTTCGTGCTATTAAGAATGATAGTGGTGGATATAAAATCATGAGAAAAGGTGCGTTGGGTATGATCATGCCCATTGATACTAAAGGTAAAAACCTTGGGTTAAAAGAGCAATTAATGGAGGCTGCTAAACCAAAAGAAGTAAGTTCCTTAAATCCAGTAGATAATGACACAAATAAACTTGCTTCTGCATCTGCTGATACTTCCACTGCTCTTAATACTAGGTCACAAGAATTGGCAATGGCATCTACAGGGAATACTACTAATATTAACAACATTACTAATATGTCACCTGGTTCTAACAATGGTGGAAATGCTCCGGCAGATATATCACCGGGACCTGGGTCTGCTGATATGGGAACAATCATCTATGCCTTCCAAGAAGCTACATTCTCATGACAAAATTTAAATCTAACACGGACTTTGGATTAACCGCAGTAAAGATATATCCAAATAGTGGTGGTAAACCTATTCCAATAACAACTCTGATAAATTCTTTCAATTACGTTGAAACTATTACATCTCCATTTTTGTCGGCAACTATGGTGGTAGTTGATAGTGGTGGATTACTACAAGGATTGCCTGTACAGGGTGGAGAAATAGTTGAAATTGAAGTATCTACTAGTATAAATGAATCTCTTACTTATTCTTTGGCGATATGGAAAATAGGCAATAGATTTGCTCAGAATCAAAAACAAGCATATACAATTGGACTTATATCACCAGAGGCTCTTAACAACGAAGTTACTAGAGTTACAAAACCTCTACAGGGAAATCCTGAAAAAATTATCTCTAACCTACTACAAGAAAGTTTAAATACACAAAAAGAATTTTTTAGCGAACCATCTTTATTTGATACAAAAATTTTACCAAATAGAAAAAGAGTTTTTGATTTAGTTAATGCGATGGCAGTAAAAAGTGTCTCTCCACAAGCAAAATTTGATCAAACAAAAGACACAACAACATCACAAACAAATACATCTCAAAGTGTGAGAGGAAGTGCTGGGTTCTTTTTCTGGGAATCTAAACGAGGTTATAATTTTTTCTCAGTTGATTCTTTATGTGCAAATGATGATAGTAGTCTTAAATCAAAAAAATTAAAATCACCTTCGTGGGGTCCTTACATAGAGAAAATTGCTAATCAAGGTGATGGAGCAGACGATAGGTTTGTGGTATATCGATCTACTTTTGGATCTGAACTTGATTTAATGTCATCATTACGCAGAGGTAAATATTCTTCTATGGTAGTGTTCTTCAACCACTCCACGGGACAGTATGAAGAGTATGTTTACAAGATTAAAGACAGTTATGATAATATGGCACATTTGGGTGGTCAAGAAGGAATTACTTTGATTCCCTCAAATCAGATTGAATTATCTGATTATCCGAGTAGAATTATGTCTATCTACTTAGATCACGAATCATGGTATAACGAAAAAACCCCCGCTTCACCCGATCCAAAAGATGGTAGTACAGATCCAACTAAGTTTGCTGACTGGCAGAAATTTTATGCTGCACAATCTCTCGCGAGATATCAGTTATTAAAGAACCAAATATGCACCATAGTAATTCCTGGAAATCCTGATATTTGTGCGGGTGATAAAATTGACATTAGGTTATCGAGTAAACTTCCAAATGCTGAAGCAAGAAAAGATCAATACGATATAGAATCTAGTGGAACTTATTTAATCAACGAGGCAACTCATACCTATGATACTACAGTCGGAACTAATGGTAGATTCACAACAACTCTCAGACTCATGAGAGATTCATATGGTCTTAAAGATAGACCATCAAACCACGGCACTAAATAAAAACGTAGAAGCAATTACTTATGGAAAATATCGAAGCACATATTGCTAAGGACAAAGAGATCCTTGACAATCCTATGACTTCTCCTAACCAACGTCGTCATATCGAAGGTGAACTTCAGGAACTTGAAGTTTATGCAGAAAATCACAAACAAGAAATTGAGGCAGGAGATCATCATGATCCCTCACCTTTAGAATTGTTTTGTGAAATGGAACCAAGCGCACTAGAGTGTAAAGTCTTTGATGATTAATTAACATGGACCAACTATTATCACAGTTGATCCCAACTCAGCGCATCGGATCCGATGGGTTCAATTGGTGGGTGGGTCAAGTCGAACAAACTGCCGCAGAAGAAAAAAACAATAAAGGCGGATACCGTTTTAAGGTTCGTATCGTAGGTGATCATCCTCAAAGTAAGGAGATCCTTGATACGTCAGACTTGCCATGGGCAAATGTGATGATGCCAGTCAATGTGCCCTTCATGCCTGGTAATGTTGGTGGAGCACATCCACAACTTATTAAGGGGTGTTGGGTTGTTGGTTTTTACTTAGATCACTTAAAGCAGAAACCCATTATTATGGGTTCTATTGGACAAACTCCTGGTGCTACAACTATCTCTAAGAGTGAGAGACCTGGTGAGAGCACAGCTTTTGGAACAGTCAATAATACAGTTGATAATCCAGTAAATCCTGTTACAGACGGACAACCAGCACCAGAAAATCGGGAAGGTGGAGAAGGAGAAACAAACAAAACCACTGGTGCTTTGCCAACTGGTGATGATACAGTCCCAATACCTCCAAGAATGCTGAGGGGTCGGGATGATGAAAAATGGTGTCAATCTGTAGCAGAAAAATGCGACAAACAAAATTTAACTGACAAAACCAAAATTTTACTTGGTGAATTTTTAAATGAAGTTCAGAAAAATGATGGAAACATTGGCACGTATTTGATCAGTCCTATCAGTGGAACAATTAATAGTGGTATTGGCATAGCAAGAAAGTATGTCAATAAGTTTATGGCTGTAATCAGGCATTTTATCGCAAAGGTAAAAGGTTTTGTGCTTGAGAAACTTACTAATGCTGTTAAGGATCTAATTAAAGCAGTATTGTATCCAAATGAAACTGGAAATGCCCTTACTCCAGTTACAGAATGGTTCAATAATCTGCTTAAAGATCTTGGGTGTAAAATGGCAGATCTTGGAGATCGTTTGGCAGGATGGTTGACGAACGTTTTAATGGGTCTAGTTAATCAGGTTTATCGTGCTGCAGCATGTCAAGTAGACACACTAGTAAATGGTATTCTATCAAAGATTAATTCATTGATGGAGACTATACTCAGCAGTATCCTTGGACCTATTCAGGATATTCTTGGTGCTATTGCCGGACCACTTAATATTTTAGGTGGAGCAATTAATTTCGTCTTAAAATTACTTGGTATTTCTTGCTCTGGACCTAATAATGAATGTGCCGGATACAAACAAATTTGTACAGATGGTGAGAAAAAAGATAAAGATGACAAAAAAGGAAATGATTTCCTAGATGATCTTCTTTCCAACATTGATAATTTATTCCCTGCTACAGGAGCTGACTTTAATCAGTATACCTGTGAAGATGCTTATACTGGAAAACCATTATCTATTACAACAGTTGGGTTTACTGGTGGAGTTCCTCGTTACAGTGATAAACCAACAAAAACACCAAAAATTGTTTATACGATATCTGATATTATTGTAGAGGAGGGATTTGATGCTGTATTCCAGGTAACTAGAACTGGAGTTACTGAATCTGCTTCATCTGTGTCTTATAGAACATCTAGAAAAGGAACTGCTACTCCAGATGAAGATTACTTGTCTGATAGTGGTATTCTTGGATTTGCTCCAGGAGAAACTGTAAAAAGTATTACTATTAAAACTTTCCATTCATCAGAAAACGAAGGTGATGAAGACTTTTTTGTTATTCTGAAGAAAAATTCTCCTGGTGAAGGTAGTCGAATTAGATCTACGTTTATAAAAAATGTTGGTAGGTGTGTAATCACAGAACGTAATATAAGAGAACCAGGAACTCCATATTATCCTATACCAATAAATCCAACTCCAGAAATACCAGATGTTTTCCCACCTGAAGTAGTAGAAGATATTCCTACTCCACCTTCTGATGATACTCCATCTTCTGATACTACACCTTCATATGAAGTAGTTGCTGACAAAGTATCTGTTAATGAAGGCGATTTTGTACAATATACAATCACTACAGAAAACGTAGAGAATGGTACATATGCATATTATACATTAACAGGGGATATTGACTCTGGTGATATTATTGGTGGAAAAACAACAGGTTCTTTTGTTGTCAATAATAATACTGCTGAAGTAATAGTTGGAATTTCTGAAGATTCTTTAGATGAAGAAGAAGAGTTGCTTATATTCACTGTGAATGGAACTGGTGCTACTACAGATGTGCTGGTGGTGCCACTTACAGAAGAGATTAGTACTGAACCACCAGAAGATGATGGTGAGGGTGATACTCCAGGAACAACTACAGACGAATTTATTGTTCCTGAAGTTATTCCTGAAACTATTATTACAGATGATAATGGCGGAATTATTGAAATACCCATCACTCAACCAGGAGATCCTTGGGCAGAACCACCATATGTCTGGATTGGTGGTGAAGGAATTGGTGCTGTAGCAACTCCTTTACTAGATCAAGATGGATTTATCACAGAAATTCGTATTAAAGCACCTGGATACGGATATAAATTAAATCTTGCTAATGAATCTGGTGTTCGTTGTATCATTGATGCATTTACTATAATCCGCCCCGGAATTGGATACACATCAGAACCTGATATGTATATAAATGGTGAACTTGGTGTTGCGGAAGCAGTTATCAATGAAGATGGATTTGTCGTTGGCGCTAGAATTTTAGATAGGCAATTAACATTTGAAAAATTCCCTGAGATTGTTATCGTTGGTGGAGGTGGATATGGTGCTAAACTATTACCATCTTTTAGATGCCTAGATACTGAAGCACTCACTACAGTTGGATCTACTAAGATCGGAACTGGTCGTTATATTGATTGTCCATAATGTCACACGCTGTACCCGCTAACGAATACCCCACAGGTATCTTTCCACAAACCACGGCAGATAAAACACAGAGTCTAAAAGATGGTCCTGTGTTTACAACATGCTGGAAAGGTGTGTTGACTCGTTCACAGATCTATGAACGTATGTATCCTGATGGTCAGACATCAACACTGAGAATAGATGGTCCTGATGGCACTGCTGGGTTTTTAGCACTCCAAAATAATGGATCTATCGTCATTGTTACGGGAGAAAAAAATGTAGAAAAGGGTGCTTCTAGTGGAAAATTGTGTATACACACTCATGGACAGCAACAAAAACACGAGCAAGTAACTCACATTGAATATAATTGTGGTGATGATGGCGAAGAAGCATTAAACATTATTGCATATGGGGATATTGTAGAAGAAGCTACTGGTAGCGAAAGGCATATCAAGGCACAGAAAATTATTATTACTGCTGAAGAAGAATTATTTTTGATTGGAAAATCACAAGTATTCATTCAGGCAGGATCTAATGGTGGTGGCACTATCCAAATGAGTGCTGGCACTATTGAGCAAGTTGTAGACAACAAAAAAGATATTGTCTTTGGTCAGAAGATGACATTTGGTGCTGGTGAAGAAACATCTGTACAATTTGATCCTAGAGCATCACAAAACATTGTTTCTCCTGGACACGTTAATTGGTCTATCCTTGGTGATTATAAGCAATGGGTTGGTGGTGTATCGCAAACTGTCATTGCTGGAAAACCAGGGACACCTCCACTAATCAAAGCGAGAGATAATTCTTATAGTGTCAACACTCTTATTGGCGGTGCTTCTGTAAAAGCAACAGATGCTATTTTATTCTCTGCGGGTAGTCTCGCAAGTATTACTGCTGGCGGTGCTATAGATCAAACAGCAGGTGCTTCTATAACTCAAAATGCTGGTGCTGCTATAACTCAAACAGCAAGCACTAATATATCTCAAACAGCAGGTTCTGCTATAACTCAAACAGCAGGCACTACCATATCTATTGCTGCTACTGGAAATGTTGTTGTTACTGGTGCTCTAATACTTCTAAACTAATAAGTTTACATTATCACAGTCATCTAATATCCGTATCATAAACTGGCACAAGGGGGGTTGATTTCTGGACCTAACCCTGATAAATTACTCTTGTAGCAAATCAGGCGAGTGCCGCAATTACTTGCATAACCTGGTTGACGCATCGAGCGTCTTGTGCTATAATAAACTCATGCGATCGGGAGTCGAACCGATCCATCATCTGCGGGTATAAATTCCGCAAGTAAACAAAGGTAATTAAACAACAATGATCAAATCTGTATTCGCAGCAACCGCTGCCCTGTCCGTATCTGCTGGTGCCGCTTTCGCTGGTCCCTACGTTAACGTCGAAGCTAACTCCGGTTTCACTGGATCCAGCTACAACGGAACCGCCACGGACCTTCACGTAGGTTATGAAGGCGAACTCGGTGAGTCTGCTTCATACTACGTCCAAGGCGGCGCTACTGTAGTCTCCCCTGACGGCGGTGAGAGCGACACCGTTCCTTCTGGTAAGGCAGGAGTTGGTATCGGTTTGACCGATGCTCTTGGCGCTTACGGCGAAGTCTCCTTCGTTGGTAGTGGCGACAGCAACGTTGACCGTGGTTATGGCACCAAGTTGGGTCTGAAGTACAGCTTCTGATAAATAATGTGGAGACTCCTTTCGTGCGGTCTCTACAAAAGTCGGAACACCCAAGGGGACCTTCGGGTCCCTTTTTTCATGGTTCTAAATACTTAAGTGGAAATGAGTGGCATATGTTATCTACACAATACAGACTACGACTGGAATTTATTTGTAAATGTATTGCTAATGGCGAAGAAGTAAAATTGTCTGATATGATCTGGGCAAATAAATTAGCAAAAGCAAATACTTCTGCTAATGAGATGTTGAAGATGGCACGTCGTCAAATTACTTATAAAATTGAAGACGGTAGCACAGACGATTTTCTGAATAGGATGGGTTTAGGAGATCCCGATCCATCCAACCATAAAAAGGGATTCACTGATGCTGATGATATTAAGGATTGGTTTAAGAGGGATGATATTTCTGATTGGAGACAGCGAGACTAATGCCACACGAATTTGATCCATGCGAAGCACCTGTTGATGGTGAAGTTGACAAATGGGGGTTTACTATTAAACCTACTATTAGTGATAACGAATTAATTCGCAGATGTTTAGGAAATGCTCCTTGTGGTTGCGACAAGAAGCAAGTTGCACGATTAATTAAACAATACCATGACTAAGAAACAATACAAACAATTGCTACTGGACCACTTCACAGAGCAGTTAGATAAACTCACAGCGAAGGAACTCAAAGAACTTGCTGCGAGACACACATGAAGGATTATATCTGTATCCCCATGTGGGATTCTATTTTTGAGATGATGCGCTATCATTGGGTTCACAAGTCAGAAAAAGATCCTATGCAATTCGTGAAAAACCTTAACCCAGAGCAAGAAGTGCTATGAGTAGTAAAATACTATTCCTAGTTGACATTGGTAATGGTAGATGTGTCAGTCATGATGGATACATTCAAATTGGTATCTTCTCTCATAGTGTAGAGAAGCATCTTGAGTTGTGTCCTGAACAACAATGGCAAGTTACCTATTGGATGCCTGATCCATTCTGTATTAGATATCCAAGACCTAATTATCAGCATACTATGAAAGCGAATGAAGGGTCTCCTAAAACTGATAATGCTTTGGATAGTCGTCCTAGAGACTTTCCAGATCAAGCAACAAATAGATTGGAACGAACATTATGAGAGATCATAAAGCAGAGTATGCTCGCCTATCGCCTGAAGCAAAGGCAAAAAAGATTGCTCGTAATAAACTACCTGAAGTTGTAGAAAGCAAAGCAAAGTGGTCGATAGAAAGAAAATCTATTAGAAAAGAAAGATTTGAAAATAATTTTTCCCAAGTCATTGCATTTCTTGAAGAACGTGACAATCATGAAGGGTGTATTGGTTGTGGAACATATGAAAGATTGGAATTAGATCACATCAATCGACAGGATAAAGAATTCGATCCCCGTCCCAGAATGGAATGTAAAACTATGACGGAGAGACAATGGAAAGAAATTGAGAAATGTCAACTTCTGTGCTATGATTGCCATAGAGAGAAAACTGGAGATCAATTTCGTAAATGAAAATGTGGGAGACAAAATGCGTTGGGTGTGGTAATATGGTGCCAGCGAACCAATGTCCTCAAGTTGGGTGCTATGTCCCTTCCAAGGGCAAATACGAAAACTCTTTATGTAAACCCTGTTGGTTAATGAAAAAATTATGGAAGTAAACAAAATCGATACCCAGGGCATGAGTCTTCCTGGTAAATCAAAGAAACCAAGTAGTTATGCTCCTATGCCAGTGAAAATTCGTACAATCTTCACTGAAGAAGAACGTATTGAGTTGAAACAAATTATTCATGAAGCACTTGATGAGAGGGAACAAGCATGAAGTTTAAAGCATTAGTATTCATCCGACTACGATCACAGGTTGATGACTCACCAGGCAACGCCGTGAGAGACGCCTGTAAGCGATTGTCTGAACTCAATATCAAGAAACTTAGATTGGGTAAGGTCATCGACGTTTGGTTGGAAGCAGAGAGCAGAGAGTATGCTGAGAAGGAACTTGAAATGCTATCTGATAGATTCCTTGCCAATACAGTCATGGAAGATTGGGACTATGAACTGACTGAAATTGAAACTTTTCCACCAGGTATTGAATAATGGATGATTTTAACACACCAGGATCTAACACGAGTTGGATGGATGATGGATTCAAGAAGTATGCTGCTGAATGGCAACTCAATAATATTGAGAAACTATTGGATGCTAAGGTAGAACGCTGTCATGTATACAACAGCGACAACCGAGATGAAATATATAATCAAATCACTATTACCTACAAAGAAGACACATGCAAGCAGTAATCTATTCAAACGGCAGTCAAGAGTGTGAGCGTATCACGGCACTACTTAAGTCTATGGGCGGAGAGTTTCATGAGTACAATCTCAACGAACACTTTTCTCAAAGGGCATTTGAAGCAGAGTTCGGACCTGAAGCAACCTATCCCCAGGTTGCCATTGGTGCCAAGCATCTTGGTAACATGCATGACACACTACACTATATGAAGGATGCTGGGATGCTTGTGGCTTGACAGCATTCAAGAAACCCAGTATAATGACTATGTTGAGGATAAAGAGGAGCAATGGCTTTAGGTAAACAAGTAGAAGAGAGTCTTTCAGAGGCTACAGGTAGTCTTCGCAACGCATTATCGTATGCTGCTAGGGCAGAACGACCGATTGTATGTAAACAGATTGCCAATCTTATCTCAGAGATTGACAGTATTGGTTCATTTGATGGTATTCTAGACAAATTAGAGGAGTTTTCCAATGAAAAAGACGTTTAAGAAAATCGACAAGAAAGGACACGAAGAGATCTGGGAGTGGGATGAAACGCCTGAACTCAAGGCATTCATCAAGCGACAGTCAATTACTAATCTGTCAGCACCCCCTACCCGTCCTGCCTAATCTGTGTTATAATATACGGAGTGCTTCCTTAGCAATCTGGTGAATGCAGCAAACTCATAATTTGCCTAAGGTGAGTTCGATCCTCACAGGAAGCATTTGCGAGTATGGCGGAATCGGTAGACGCACCAGACTTAAAATCTGTTGAGCATTATGCTCGTGGGAGTTCAAGTCTCCCTACTCGCATTCTGTTAAATATAACATTAACAGGAAATCATAACATTATGGCACAGTTCAGGTATACAATCTCACGTAAACATGTATTTGTAGATAACGTACCTGTTTTGATGTATTATGTTGAAAGTATGCCATTTGCTTTCGATGTCCTTGAAGACGAGGATAAAAATGACAAATGGATACTAGCAGAAGCAGCACTTAATGAAGAGTATACTATGGAGGACATCTTCAAGTATTCTGATTACTTAATTGCTGAAGAATGCCACCCTGTATTATTTGATCTAGATATCGTTAATCCTGAAGTTTTACCTGATGAACACATTTCTTGAATTATTTGAGGGAACTTTTGCTAACAAACGTCAAGCACAAAGTCATCCTACTCGTTATGCTCACATTCGTGTTAGTCATCGTAAGATTGGGGAAACTAGATTCTATGGTGAGCAAGCATACAACTATCAATTAGATCGTCCTTATAGACAATTTGTGATTGATGTAGTTGATGAAGGTGATTACCTTAGACTTAAGAACTACGAGATCAGAACACCAGCAGACTTTGTTGGATGCAATAACCTTGATAAACTTACTGATGACCTCTTGACATATCGAGAGGGATGTGATAATATTATCAAGGAGACAGCAACAAAGACATTCACCGGTAAGAATGATACTTGTGAATGTTATGTAATGCGTGGAGGAGTCAGAACTTATGTTAATAACGAAGTTCTTCTTACTGAAACAAATTACCAAGTAATGGACCGTGGTCTTCATTCAGAAACTCATCAAAAAGTATGGGGATCTGATTACGGTCCATTCAATTTCACCCGTATGTAAGGGGCATTGGTCTAGTGGTTATGACGCCGCCCTGTCACGGCGGAGATCACGGGTTCAAGTCCCGTATGCCCCGTTAGATCGTATAAATAAAACAAATGCGGTCTAACTATGAAATCTAATTGCACCAATTGCGGTAAAGAGTTTTCATACTCGCCTTCCCAATCTACTGGCAAGTATTGTTCTAATAAGTGTCAGGGATATCACAAAAGACAGGTAACTGTTGAGAGTGGTACCGCAAAGGGTCATAAGATGATTAGACAATACCTCATGGAAAGAAACATCTATGAGTGTGTGATGTGTTGTAACAAAGGTGAGTGGAATGGGAAACCACTTGTTCTTCAGTTAGATCATATTGACGGCAACCCAAAGAACAATACTTTGGATAATGTCCGCTGGTTGTGTCCCAATTGTCATACACAAACTGACACTTGGGGCACTAAAAACAATCCCGTATGCCTCCGTAGCTCAGTGGTAGAGCAGGGCTTTTGTAAAGCTCAGGTCGCAAGTTCAAATCTTGTCA